GAATGGCACCCCGACATGACTGATGACCTCCTGGTGGCGGTGCAGATGCCGTTCACCCGCCTGGCGCCCTGACCTCATCCCCGACCTCATTCCGTGCTCCACCGAGCGTCTACGATGCGGACGCCCGGTGGCCCTCCCGCCCAATCCACGGGCGTCGGATCAACCAGGATTTTCGGTGCGCGCTCTCCCTCCACCGGCCACAGGTCCCCGAACAGATGCCCGACCGGCTCCCCTTCGGACTGCGCCTCCGCCAGGCGGGCGACGATCGGCGAGTCCGGGCGGATGAGCGCGGGGATCAGCTCGGCGGGCCTGATGGCCTCCGGGAGGCACTGGAGCATGTCTCGCCCGACCCAGCGATGAGGGCGCGCGTGCATGCCCCAGTTTTTGGAGATTCGGCGGCCGTTGAGGTCGAGGCCGCCGATTGCGTCCAGAGCGGGATCATCGACGACCATCTCCAGTTCGAGTGGCTCGGTCTCAGCGTGGCGGGCACACGCTTGGTCCCAGGACGCCTCGCACGGGTAGTCCGCCGCGCGCGGCGTCGGCTCTCGATACCTCACATGCGGCAGCAGGGGGCCTTTTGCTGTGCGCCGCCGCAGAACCTGCCGCGTCAACATCCCGTTGCCCGCCATCATCCACGGCGCGTCGGTGCCGATGGATACGCCCGTCAGTTGCCCGGCCGGAGTGAGCAGCGCCCAGACGAAACACGGTACCAGCAGCCCGCCGAGGTACCACGGCGGGCTGCTGGTGATATGGCCAGAGCGGATGTGCAGCGTCGTCGGGCCGCCGGCGCCATTCCAGATTCTGATCGCGGAGACTTGGGCGCCAATATTCCGTGTTTCAAATCGCAGCCCCCCGCCGTTGTTGCTGGCGCCAATCATGAACTGGAAGCGCCCACCTTCGTAATCCAAATCGTATCCGCTCCCGTCCCCCACCATCTGTGAGTCGTCCTGCACACCCAGGGCGATGTTGGCCTGCCTCACCACGCCGGCGCGACTTAGCGTGCCCGAGGCATCCAGCCCCGCGTAGCCGTTGTTGGCGTCCTTGCGGCTCGTGCGCTCTATCCCGGGAGCAAGCTGGCTATCCGGGACGTACCCGTCGCCGGCCAGGCCGGCGAGACCATGCGGGCGGCCTCGCCCCGCCAGTGCGCGCCAGGTGCTCACGCCGTCGGCCATCAGCGCGACCTCGGCGTATTGACCCGGCAACGTAATTGAAGTGCCCCCGGGCTCGATGGTGTCCGCCCCGGCCCGCTCCAGCGTCACCGTGTTGCCGGATCCGTCCACGCGCACGAGCCGCAGCCGCGCCGCGGCCAGCTCGGCCGCGGCGGGCAGCGTGGCCACGACGTCGCCGCCCGCGGCGTCCACCAGCACCAGCCCCACGTGCGCCAGCGTCAGGGTATGGGGCGACCCCGCCTCGGTCAGGGCCGTGACGTGGCCCCCGCCCGCCAGGCGCCGGATCGCCTCCAGGAGCTGATCCTGCTCGCCCTTGACCAGCGCGATCCCGGCCTCCTCGATGACGGTGGCCAGCTCCTCCTGCACGTCGTTGGGCCAGGCCGCCGTGACCGTCGTCGCCGGCTCCGCCTGCTGGGGATCACCCTCGGTGAAGAGGTTGTCGTCGTGGCCGGGGCCGTCAATTCGGTGCATCAGGCGCTCCAGTCGAACAGGACAATCGTGTGGGAGGGCTTCAGCGTGCGGAACAGCGCCTCCAGGGCGGCGCGGGCCTCCGGGGTCGTGGCCGCCGGCCCCGTGACCAGCCACGTAAAGAGCCAGTCGCCGTTCGTCAGGGCCTCGCCCGCCGTGCTGCGTCCCACCTGGAAGGGGCGGTACGTGGTGATCTGGACGTCCAAGCCTGCGGATGTGGCCAGCGCCTGGAAATAGGGCTCGCTCACGCCACCTTGGGCGTTGAGCGCGCCGACCACGGCGGCTTGGCGCTCTGCGATCCCACCCTCACCCAGCAGGCCCAGGTCGTGCTCCCACTCGGGCAACGTCTCCACGGCCGTGCTGGGGTCGGCTTCGTCCAGCAGGGCCGCTGCCCGGGCGTCCAGGCGCGCCAGCTCCTCCGCCCAGCCGTCCAGCACACCGGTCAGCACGGCGCCCGGTTCCCGTGGCCAGGCCGGCCCCGTGGGCAGCAGCGCTTGCAGCATCCGTCTGTACTCGCTCTGCGTTGCCATCCTTCTGCTCCCACCCTCTCCGCAGCGGAGAGGGTGCGACGCCGTCAGGCGTCGCGGGTGAGGCTGCGGGTGAGGTTAATCCCAGCTCACCGTGCCCGGCACGGCCAGCTCGTTGGGGGCGTGCGCCACGTCCGCGGCGGGCACCACCAGCGTGTAATTCGTCCAGCCGTCCGCCGCGGCCAGGGCGCGGTGCAGTTGTGCCAGGTACAGCGCGGCGCCCGGTTCCGCCTCGTCGTGCAGCATGTCCACCAGCTCCGCTTCGATGGTTGCCCGCAGCGCCGCGGTGTCCGGCTCGATCTCCAGCGTGATGTCCAGCTCCGCGGCCACCGGGGCCAGCGCGTACACGTCCGCTGTCACGGGTGCCCTGGCCTCGATGTACGCCTGCACCTCGTCGAGCAGGCCCTGCTCGGGGATCGGCCCGCCCGGCGCCAGGTCGCTCACGATGAACACGCCCACCGTGCCCCCGCCCAGCCAGGCAGGCCGCGTTCAGGCGCGAGTGACGCCCGGCACTTCCAGCGCCCAGCGCTCATAGTCGTGATCCGCGCCGCCCGCGGGCGGGTTGCGCAGGCGTTGGAACAGGCGCTCGCGCAGGTCGTCGTCCAGTTCCTCGTCAAAGCCGCCGGTCACGCCCGCTTCGCCGACGGCCGCTTCCGCGTCCACACCGGCGATGGGTGAGACCAGCGTCAGCGTGGAATCCGCCGCGGTGTTGCCGGCCAGCCCCGCCTCGCTGGCCACCACGGGCACCAGGGCCTCCCCGCCGGAGATCTCCGCCGCCTCGGTGCTCTCGAAGCGAGCCCCGTCCGAGCGCTGCCACAGCGTGCCCGCCGGGATGGCCGTGCTGTCCGTGCCCGTCGCCAGCAGATCTCCGCTCGCCTCCACCGCCGGTTTGCGGAAAATGTCGTAGGGCTTGCACCGGCGCTCCAAGTACTCGCCCTCGGCCGTCGCCGCGTGAATCTGCCGCGCCAGGAACGCCTGGTGTCCGTAGACCCCGTGCGCGCCGCCGGCGTTGACCCGCGCCAGCACGTGGACGTTGGATCGGCGCAGGCGCGCGTCCGTGCCCTCCAGGTGCCCTTCCAGGTCGGCCTGGGAGCGCTCGATCAGCTCCAGCAGCGTGGGGCGCGCGAAGGGCATCTATGCGCCCCCCCAGACGTGCGCGTAGCGGAACCGCGCGGGCGGCTGCCCGGGCCGGTGGAGCGTCACGGTCAGCGCCAGGGCGTGCGCCTGCCCTGCCTCCGGCGGGCGCGCGTGCTCGGCGTCCACCTCCACCCGCTCGGCCACGCCGTCCTCGATCAGCCAAGCCAGCGCCTCCTCCGCATAGCTGCGGGCCAGCGCCAGCACGTCCGCGGTGCCCTTGGAGCGGCCCAGCAACCACAGCCGACTCCCGATGCGATCCGTGGCGCCGACGGCAGCGGCCGGGAACGCATCGCCCCACCACCCGCGCCGGTCGTCCGTGCCGTCCGGGGGCGTGTCGTCCGGCCCCGCGCGGCGGTCCGTGAACAGGCTGATCGCCACGGCCGTCTCCAGCCCGTCGTCCTCGGCCAGCCCCGGGGCGGCGATGGCGTAGTCGAAGCGCCCGCGCCCGCTGGATACGGTGCGAATGTCCATCTATTCCACCCCGTACGTGCCGGCGCTGGAGCCGCCGGGGATCACCACCTCGCCCGTGAGCGCGTAGTCGTGTATTGCCTGCGCCAGATCGGCGGCCACCTGCTCCTTGGTGCGCCCCGCGCCCGCTGCGTTCATGATGGCCAGCAGCGCGGCCTCAAGCTGCGGCTTGTTGAGCGCCATCTATTCCACCTTGTGCTGTTGGCTCAACAATTCCGCCGCCACGCCCGGGACGGTGGGCGCGGAGGTCTGGTAGCCCAGGTTGCCCAGGTGCGTATGGCCGTTGAGCCATGCCAGCACTGCATCGCCCAGCGGGATGGCCTCGCCCGCGCCCGCGCCGATCAGGATGCTCGTACCCGTTACCACCACGCTGCCATCGGCCTTCAGGTGCACAGCGTTGCCGTACCGGCTGTACTGCGCCACCTCGCCCGCGGCCAGACCCGTCTTGCGGTAGCGCCGATCCTCCAGGGCGATCACCACGCGGTGCCCGCCCTCGCCGCCCACCGCCAGGGCCAGGCCCTCCGCTCCGGGCTCGGGCACGCTGGTGAACCCGTACTGCTGCATGCGCTCTACGCCCTCCTGGGTCTGCCCCGCCAGCAGCGTGATCTGCACGCCCTGCAACGTCAGGCTGTCGTTGACCAGGCTGACGACGCAGCGCGTCACCAGCCCCTGCACGCGCCGCCGCAGCGGCGCCAGCAGCCGTTGCACAGGGCTCATGTCGCCCCCCGCTCCGGGGCTGGGGGCCACCCCAGGCCCTCGTCCTCCGCCGGCAGAGGGATGCGGTCGTACGTGCCCGGGCGGTACAGCGCCAGCTCGGCCACGGTGCCGCCCTCGCCGCGCACCAGCACGACGCCCGCGATCAGCAGATCCTCGGCCAGGCCCAGCGGCGGGTAGTCCACGCGCACGAGGGTGTTCGGCGTCCACAGGCCCGCGCCGGGGTCCGGGCTGACGTGCCAGCCGGGCACGGTAATCGTCACCTCGGCGCTGCGGCCCCGCCGCACGCGGTGCTCCCAGTCGGCCCGCTCGCCGTAGCGCACGGGCTCCAGCCCGCCCTCGGCCACCACCACGTGCGGGCGGTAGCGCCCCACGCCGTCGTCCGTCGCCCGGCCCTCGGGCTGGTTGCGGGACGGCCCCCACACCTGGTCGTCACCCGGCGCCTGTCCGCGCACCACGTACAGGCTGAAGCGCTCCTGGTCGCTGAGGCGCACGCTGGCGCGCAGGATGTTCTCGCCGTAGACCAGCGCCGTGGGCGCGCGTTCCGTGCCCTCGCGCGCGATGCGCAGGCCGCCCAGCCCGTCGCTCAGGATCAGCACGCCGGCGACACGCGCCGCCCGCTCCAGCGCCTCGTAGACCGTCTCCCCGGGCTCCAGGGCGAAGCTGGGCAGTGGCGCCAGGCCCGCGACCTCGCTCCCCACGCCGATCCCGAAGGGCGTGCACAGCGCCTCGGCCAGGGCGATCAGGGCGATGTTCTTCCACGTGCCGGGGGTGTTCAGGGCGGCGCAGTCCACCAGGTCGCCGGAAGCGTCGCGGCCTTGCAGGCGAAGCTCGGCGCGATCCGCGGCGTGCTCCGCTTCGACCTGGTCCACGCGCCCGGTCAGGATCGGCGCGCCGTCCACCCGCAGCTCGCAGGCCAGGCCCGGGCGCAGCGGCGCCGGCAGCGCCTGGCCCTCGCCGGGGCGCGTGGCCACGCGCAGAGCGAACGCACCCGCGAGCTGTTCGATGGAGCGCTCGATGCGCGCCTCGACCCAGCCCGCGTAGCGCTGGCCGGCCAGCACCAGCTCGACCTCAGATCGCATCGCGCAGCACCTCCAAGGCTCTGCCCCCGGGCACGAATGCCGGATGGACGATGCGGTTGCGGGCTACGATCTCGGCCTCGCGCGTCGGGTCGCCGTAGATGCGCTGCGCCAGCACCAGCGCCGGCACTGCCGTCGCTGGGGTCACCTGCACCACGCGGGGCAGGTCCGCCGCGCGCTCGCTCAGGTCGGCGATCAGCGCCGCGCGCAAGGCCACCAGCGCGGTGTAGACCGCGTCGTCCGCGTCGGCCAGCAGCGTGTCCAGCGCCGCCACCAGCTCCGCCTGCACGGCCAGCGCGTCCGCGCTGCTGCCGTAGTCCGCGCCGGGGGCGTCGGCGCTGGCCTGGCACGCCTCGATCACGGCCAGGGTGCGCACCAGCCGGTTCACCGCCACCTGATTGGCGGCGGCCCGTTGGCTGGTGGGCGAGGCGCCCGCCGGCGGCGGCTCGGCACCGGCGCCGAACAGGCCGCGGTACAGCTCCAGCGCCCGCAGCGGGGCGGTGGCCAGCGTGCGCAGGCGCGTGAGGCTCCCGGCGATCCCCGCCGCCAGATTGGCCGGCAGGCGCACCAGTGCGGCCAGCGGCCCCGTCACGTCGCCCAGCACGCGCTCCACGTCGGCCAGGGCCTGTTCCACCGCACGCTGCGCCCGTGCCACGGCCCGCCCCACCGCGCGGAAGCCGGCCACGAAGGCGCCCAGCGCGCTCTGTCGCGCGACTTCGGCGGCTCCCGCCACTCCCGCCCGGGTGTCCGCGCGCGCGGCTGGGAAGCGCAGCAGGCCCGCTTCCAGCACGGTCAGGGTAAGCACGGCCATCCCGCCCTCGCGCGTGCTCTCCCGCAGGCGAACCACGCTCACCTGTACGGTCATGCGCCCGAGGTAGGGGTGCACCAGGTCGCCCGGGCCGGGCCGCTCGACGGCCTCCAGCAGCGCATCCCGCGCGGCCAGGTAGCCGTCGCCGATCACGAACGCGTCCAGCGTGATCTCCCGCGCCCGCCGCCCCAGGTCCTCGATGACCGCCAGGTCGCGTCCGGGGAACTCGTGCGTCACCGTGCGCCGCCCGAGCTGCGCGCTGGCCGCCTCGACCTCGAAGGGCACGCCCCGGAAGCTGGCCGGCTGGAGCCGCTCGCGCCAGGTGCCGCCGGCCCCGGAGCCGCCGTCCAGTGTGTTGATCAGCAGCTCGGTCATCGGGCGGCCTCCGGCATCAGCGGCCCCGTGTCCAGGTCCACGGTCAGGCCCTGTGCCTCGGTCACCCGTGCCCGTGTGCCCGACGGCGCGTTGCGGAACTCGATTTCCACGTGAGCGTTCCCGCCACCGGTGGCACCGGGGATGGCGGTTCCGGCGCGGGGGGCTTCCAGCCGCCGCAGCGCCGCCGCCATCAGCGCCTCCGGGCCGCGCGGCCCGAGGGTGATGCCCGCGCGCTCGGCTTCGGCCTCCGCTTCCGCTCGAGCCGCCGGGTCCTGAAGCCGCTCGCGCGCCGTGCGCACCGGGGCCACCACGTGCCGCGCCCAGGCGTTGCCGAAGCCCTCCTCCATCGCCGTGCGCACGAACTCCGCGCCCGCCTTCATGGCCGGGGTGATGCCCTCCTCCAGCTTCTTCGCCCCCTGCGCCAGGGCGCTGCCCATCACCTGGGATGCCACCTTGGCGATGCGCGCCGCATCGGCGGCCGTCTCCCCCCCGGCTTCCACATTGAGGAACTTCTCAAGTTGTCCAAACCCGCCCGTGCGCTTGTACCCGGCTGCTGTGGCGAGGAACGCGCGCATCGCCTCCGCTTCGAACACCATCGAGAGCATGGGCGCGCTACCTTCCGTGAGGCGGATGATGTCCGCCATCACCTCGTTGACCGCCCGCATGGTGGTGCCGTCGTCCTCGAATATCTTGATCCCACCGCTTTCGAGCATCTTGATCTTGTCGGCATCCTGCAAGGTGCGCATCACCGCCTCGAAGGCCGTGGCGGCCATCTCGCTGGAGCCGGTGGCCATGCGGATCATCTGCAGGGTTGCCCCCATCTCGCGCACGGCGGCCAACCCGCCCCGCCCCGATGCGGAGTAGGCGGCGAAGACGCGCGGCCCCAGCGCGGCCAGGTTGGCCAGGGTGAACGCGCCCTGCTTGCCCTGTGCATTGAGAATGTCCAGCGCCTCCGCCACGTCCTTGGGCGCCGTGATGCCCATCTTTTGCAGCTCCGCGGCAATGCCCCCGATGGCGCCCCCCTCCGCGCCCGTGGCCTGGATCGCGCGCGCCAGGTTCTGCACGTTGGCTTCCGCGAAGGCCAGGTCGCCGGTCTTCTCCACGATTTCCTCGATGGCGCCCAGCACCTGCTTTGGGTCCACGTTGATGTCGGGCGCCGCGGACACCTCGTTGATGCGATCCCACATGCCCCGCACGTCCTCGGAGCTGCGCTTGGCCTGCACGCCGAGGCGCTCCAGGCGCTCCTCGGTTTTCATTGCCGCGCGGGTTCCGGCCACGAGCACGGTCCCAACGGCGAACCCCGCCGCCAGCCGCCCATAACGCGCGCCCATCGCCATCAGCCCGGAGTTCTGCCGCGCTACCTGCGCGTTGAGCGTGCGGAACTGCTGCGTCCCCGTGCGCCCGATGGCCCCCACGGCGCGCTGGGCGGCCTGCGCCCGCGCTTGCAGGTTGCCGGTCAGGGACAGGATCAGGGACGCGCGCAGTTCAGCCATTGCGGTTCGTCAGGGTGGCGTAGCGGATCATGGTGGACGGGGTCAGGGTCAGCAGCTCGGCGCGGCTCCAGCCGGTGTGCCGGGCCAGGCCCAGCAGCAGGCGTTCCAGGGCCGGGATCAGGGTGCGGGCGGCGCGCCCTCGCCGCCGGGCCGCGGCTCCCCCGTGCGCGCCCCTCCCCAGGACGCCGTCTCCAGCGCAGACGCGGCGGCCTGGAGCAGGTTGAGGTCGTACGCCGACAGTTTCTTCAGCTCGCCCGCGGTGAGCGGCCCCTTGTGCTCGCCGATGCGCAGCACCTGGCGCCGCAGCAGTTCCAGCCCCAGCAACGTGGGGCTGCACACCAGCTCGTACACGCCCCGCGATACCTCCCGCAGCTGCTCGGAGGCCGCGGCGGCGTCCAGCACGTCCGCGGCGGTGGTCTCCCGCAGCTCCGCCTCGCGGTGGACGGTCTCGCCCACCGTGAGCCCGTCGCGCAGCAGCACCGGCACGGTGGCCATCTAGATCACCTCCTCGGCGGGCGGCCCCTCGAAGATCAGGTCCACGCCGCCGCCCTCGCCGTCGGTCACCTTGGGCGGCTCGACCAACCAGGCGTTGGCCACCACGTATTGCTGCCCGGTGTCGGTCTCGAAGCTGAGCGTGACGGCCGTGGCCTGGCGGAATGTCTCCAACGTCACGCCATCCTGGAGCAGCACCTTGCACTCCACGCGCGCCTCCACCGGCTCGGCGGAGTAGCCCACCACGCGGTTGCTGCTCTTGCGCGTCGTGCGCGTCTCGCCGCCCAGGGCGAGGCTGGCGCCTTTTTCCGTCTCGACGGCGGCGCCGTCCATTTTGAGGGTGGCCCGCCCGAATACCAGTCCTGCCATCGCGCTTGCCTCCTAGAGCCGGAACTGGATTTGCGCCGCGTTGACGCGAAGCTGGTTGATCAGGTCGGGCGGCAGCAGCGCGTTGACGCGGTTGGGGTCGCCGGACGCCCGCTCCACGATCAGCTCGGCCTTGAACTGTTCGACGTTCTCCACCAGCCCGGCCTCCTCCCAGTCGCGCGCCAGGGCGATGTACTCCAGCCGCAGAATGGAAGGCGTGACGATGGCCTGACCCGGCGCGAAGCGCGTCCCGTCGTCCGCCAATTTGTGCCGCCCGAACTTGAGCGCCATGCGCTGCCGCGCGGAGAAGCGCAGGAACGCCAGCGTGCGCACCGTGGTCACGTCCAGGTACGACGGGTCGGGGACGCCCTGCACGTTGGTCTGGTAGGTCGTGATCAGCCGCTCGATGTGGACGGTGCCGCCCTGGGCCACCGTGTACGTGGCGATGCCGTTGTGCAGCAGCACCTCGCGCTCCTCCGGCGTGAAGGCGTCCGCCTCGGCGGGCGGCAGCAGGCCCGGCAGGCGCAGCGTCTGGCGCGGGCGGGCCGGATCGGGCTCCGCGGCGTCAATGCCCGCGATCACGGCCGCCCAGGCCCAGGGGGCGTCGGGCACCGAGCCCAGCCCCATCACGGTCACGAACGGGCCGTTGCGGCCCCCGCCGAACGTCACCAGGGCACCCACCGTGCCCGGGTGCGCCGCGAAGGCGTGCCCCTCCGCCATCACCAGCGGCCCCCAGCGGCTCTCCAGCTCCGCGTCCAGCGCGGCCAGGTTGTCCGCGTCCGTGTAGGGCATGGCGATGGTGTGGTACTGCGTATCACCGAACACGGCGATGGCGTCCGCCACGTCCGGGTTGGCCGTGCCGCCCGTCATGGCGGTGATGGCGAGGGCGATGCCCGCCGGCAGCAGCTCGCCCTGCTGGTAGTTCAGGCGCAGGTCAATGTGGTTGCCCGCCACGCCCTTGTGCCGCGCCGTGATCAGCACCTTGTGATCGTCCACGTCCGTGCCCTGGACGGCCGTGACGGGCAGCGTGCCCTCCGCGTTGATCGCGGCGGTGAGCGCGGCGGCCACGTCCTCCGCCGTGTCCTCGTCCGCCACGGCGGCGCGCACGCGCTGCCCGGCGATGTACAGGTGCACCGTGCCCGCGCCCGTGGCCGGGCCGGTGACGGCCAGCTCGCCGTCCGCCTCGTTGCCCGCGCCGTCGTCGTCCAGGGCGATGCCCCAGCTCTCGGTGCGCCGGTTCGCGCCCTTGAGCGCGCGGAACATGGCGGCGATCATCGAGGCCCGCCCCCACGCCTGCTCGGCCTGTTCCACGCTGGTGATCAGCGTGGGCACCTCGGCCGCCACAGCCCCCGTGGTGAGGCGCTGCCCGATCACCAGCAGCTTGTGCGGCATCCCCGGCAGGCCGCCCACCGCGCGCGAGCTGTCGAACTCGATGTACGTACCGGGCACGCGCAGGTCGAGCGGAATCTGAGTGAAGCTGATGGTCATGTCTCACCTCGGCGGGCGGAGCGTCCCACGCCCTCCGCGGGCGCCGGCGGTGCGGGTGGGGTGGCCTTCGGCGCCTTGGCGCCCTTGGGCGGGGCGGCCTCGACCGCGTCACCCGATTTCACGCGCCGCACCCAGAAGCCGCTGCGCCGCACGAACGCGCCTTCCGTGGGCAGCGGCGTGCCGGTCTCCGGGTCGGGTACCGTGCGCCCTTCGGCGGGCTTGACGAACATCCTTGCGGCCATCGGCTACGCCTCCTCGTCCTGCGGGATCACCACGTTGTCCTCGGGGTTGGGCGTATGCTCGCCGCCCACCGGCCACGTCTGCGCGATCAGTTCCAGGGCATCCAGGGTTTCGGCGTCGAGCCCGCCCAGCAGCACCTGCTGCTCCCAGGTGACGGCCCACAGGGCCACGCCCGTCCTGTCCTGCGTTGTCCCGAACAGGTTCTCCGCGCCCAATCCCGCCGGGCGACGGGCGGCGGCGTCGCCCCAGAAATTGCCCTCGATGGCCAGCAGCACCGCGTCCACCAGCGCCAGCGCCGCCACGTCTCGCGGCAGGGCCGGCAGGTCCCGCGTGGCCACGAACGTGGCGCAGCGCACGGTCACCAGCAGGCGCCCGCTGCTCAGCTCCTGCGCCGGTCGCAGGGCCAGGACGGCCACCCGCGCCGCCGGGGCCAGTGCCCCAAACCGCTTCAGCTCCTCCAGGTCGAAGCGCCCCCCGTGCGGCTCCACCGAGCGGAACAGCGGGGCCTCCCCGCCGAGCGTCTTGAGGCCGGCCACCACGGCTGCGCGATAGGCGGTCAGGCTCATGCGGTCAGCGCGCGCTCCAGGAAGTCGTTGATGACGGCCAGCACGTCCGCCTCGTTCTCCGGCGACAACCCCAGGTAGGGCCGCTCGGGGATGGGCATTCCCACCTCCGCTCCGCCGAACTGGTGGATCGCCGCGTAGACCGTGTTGCTGCCCACCTCCAGCGTGTCGTTCCCCTGCACCAGGTGCTGGATCGAGTCCAGCAGCCCGGGGTTGGATTCGCCCTGCAGCAGGCTCTGCCCGCCGTGGCGGGTGCCGGCGTAGTCGGGCGACCAGTCCGGCCAGGGCGTTCCGTCGGGGCCGCGCTTCTCGTCG